GTTGTAAAGATTGAACCATCTGCCGTTCAAACAAGCGTGCGCGCAGATTCTAGCGGCTCACGAGGCGCAGCGGACGAGCTCGATATCGAAGCCATATTTCTGGTGCCTGGGACGACAGCCATGAAAGTGGATGACATGGTGGAGATCGACGGACTGAAGTTCGAGGTTCGCGGCGTTCAAACTCGCAGAGGTGTCGATGGCCTTATCGACCACCTCGAAATTCTCGCAAAGCCGAAGGGTTGATCGATGTCTTCATTTCGCTGGCAGGGAACATCTGCTGAAGACTTGGCCCAGGTGATCAGTCGCAGCGCCGACATCACCACAAAGGCCGCTCTGCGCCACCAGCGCAAGGTGGCAGAGCACGTCAAGGAGGAGTCCATTCTGAACTCACCAGTCGATACCACGGCTCTTGAGAAGGCTCACTACATCGTTGAAGAAGGCGGCACACGCGGTCGTGTCGTCAGTCGGGTTGAGGTCGGTGGCTTTGTCAGCGTGGGCGGCAATGTGGAAGACGTTTCCTCTTACGCTGCGGACGTGCATGAGAACTACGACGACCCAACTGCATACACGCCAGGCGCAGGCACATTGGCCAAGCGCAGCGCAAACCCAGAGCGTCATGTTGGTTCAGAGTTTCTAGCACGAGCGGTGGACGATAGCGAAGATATGTTCAACGGCGTTCTTGATGCCGTCATGGACAACCTGGAGAGAATCTGGTGACAAATTTTATCGAAGCTTTCCGTGATGTTATCGAAGCCTTTGCGCTTGGCAAGTCAGGCGAGGGGTTGTTTATCATGTATATGCCAGCGCAGTGTCGCAACGGTATTCTGATCCGACCACCGATCGCCGGCGTGAAGATTGACCAGGGTCTACCCGGCTTCAGGCGCAGTGAATACAAGGTCATAGTTCGAGGAGATAGCTACACTGCTGTTGGCGAGCTGGCTGAATTGCTCATCCAGTCTCTCAGTGTCAAGCAAGTGTATTTCGACCGATTTTACGTGAGGTATGTGCACCCAGCAACGGAACCAATTTTCTATCCGCGAGGCGACTCTGGTTTGTTTGAAGCCTCGATGTCGTTTGAAGTTTGTTACAGTGACCCAACTTCATCTGTTTAACTTGATGCGGTAGGCTGTGTGTGTTAGGATAAATGCTCATGGCGATAGAACGATACCCTCTGCTGAATAAGATCAACGGGAACATTAGCGTTCACGGCAGAGAGGATTTGTATATCGAAATTCAGTTCAAGAACTTAGACGGCACGTTGCGAGACGTGTCGAGCAGCGTAATGGTTTTTGAATTGGATGGGCTTGTCAGAGCGCCTCTTCAACCAGGGGCATCGGCTTCTGAGAAGGTTTTGAGAGTTTCACGAGATCAACTTGCTCATACGAGCCTGCACCCAAGAAGCTTTGCGTTCGTTGATGAGACATCGGGCGCAGCGCAAGTTTTCTGGTCAGGTTTGATGCACGTCTTTGGCCTCATCGGAAATCCCGCATGAAGGTGATCATTCAAAGTGAAACAAGAGCGATGGTGATCAAGGAATCGCCCTACAAGGTGATTATAGTTTCTGCCTCCGGCGCCCCTGGCGCCCCTGGCGCCCCTGGAACCAATGGCACTGATGGAACAGAAGACCCAGGCGACATCACGCTTCTTTTCGACAATGCTCTAATTTAGGTGAATTAAATGGCTACTCTCGCTCAACGCATTCTGGATCTCGGCACTCGTGTAGCTACCGAGTGTAAATCCATTCGCACTCTGGTCAATGGAAACAACCTGTCACTTGCGGCGTTGAGCTTTGGGGCCAAGACAAATTTGGTAGCGTCGCTTAACGAGCTCAAGGCAGCGATTGATGGCGTTGAACCGGGTGGACAGATCAATGACGCATGGTCGATAACGAAAATCTCGGATTCAATTTCGACAGCACTCGCGGCGCTCACTACAGGCGCTCCGACAGCAATGAACACGCTGGATGAGCTGGCGGCGGCTCTTGGTGATGACGCAAACTTTGCAGGGACCATCACAACGGCGCTCGGAAATCGTGTGCGCACAGATACCGCCGCTCAGGGGCTTACCGCTCAGGAGCAGCTGAACGCGCGCACCAACATCGATGTCTATGGGAAGGCTGATATCGGCGACACCGACACAAATTTCGTCACAACTTTTAACACAGGTCTCGTGTGAGCCTTGTTGATAAAATCATAGCCCTAGCGGCAGCGATCAGAGACAAACTGAATGCGATGACTCCGCGGCTTTTGCCAGCCGGTGGGGCTTCTGGAAACATGCTTCATAAAACCTCGGCTACAGACTACGCCGTTGCATGGGTCGAAGCGTCGCCAAAAATCACCACAGGGGCAACCCCGCCCGCCAGCCCCGCTGTCGGCGACATTTGGATTGAAACTCCATGATCACCTCTCGCGATAAGCTTATTGAGGCTTTGGGCAACAATAACAGCCGGATTGTGCTCGACAAGGCCAGCATCGCCAACCAAATTGCGGGTCGATTCTGTTCGCTTTGGCGCGCAACGGGAGGTTCGCCTGGCCAGGGCGCGATCCCAACCACCGCAGCTGTGCCTACCAAAGCGACGGCAGGTGCCATCGGTTTTACGAACCAGACGGCTCCTGCCACCAGTTATATCGCCTCACTTCAGGCATCGTGCTCCAACGCAGTAACCAATCTGGAGATTCACGATCGGTTGGCGCACAATGGAGGCTTGGTTCTCAACGTCATCACGTCACAAACGACCAACCTTCCAATGGACGTGCTCACCCTGGCGGTGCCTGCTGCGCGCTATAGTGACGCGAACTACAGTGACCTGAACTGGTGGCTGGAAATGTATGCTGACGGCGGCGCCACCGCCTCCAACGCCACCATCAACGTCACCTATTCGGACGCGACCACAGGCAACCTGAACGTCTTGGCAGTCGGCGGAACCCTTCGAGCCGGTATGCTTCTGTCGCTGGATGGGCTTCGCCCGGTCGACAAGCAGGCGGTCTATATTCGTGGCATCAACTCGGTGATCCTGTCGGCCTCGACAGCTGTGGCTGGTAACTTCGGCTTCACCGCTACCCGCCTTCGCTGCGCTGTGCAAATGCCGGTCGCCAACTATCAGACCAAAGAAGATTGGGCATCGCTTGGTTTGCCTGAAGTTCCCAATGACGCTTGCCTTATGCTGATGACAATGAGCGCTTCGACTTCCAGCGGGACTATTCGCGGCACAGGTAAGATAACTCATGGCTGAGTTTCCGAAAGGTGGTTCGAATACTTGGGATGCCGGCAATGCTGGTATTCTTCTAACAGAAGATTTTTTTGGGCAACCGCCGACGCCCACCGGGAATGTGTCGGTATGGTCAGGGGCGGCGTGGATGCCCGGCGCTTTGAAGGTCTGGTCGGGCTCAGCCTACTTAACTGGAACCCCCACAGTGTATTAAATCTTTGCGTCAGCTGTCGCCTTTGAGTTTGGCGCAAAGCAGCCTCGGAGCGTCTGCTAGTTTCCGAATATAACGTATGGGTTGCACAACACACACAGGCGTGATAGGATAAACTTCAATGCAGTTTTTCGCGTTCAGGAGTTTACCCAATGCCAACTTCAACACAGTTTGTGCAGGCTGGTGCCTGCAACGTCATCTATGATGGCATCGATCTTGGTCTGACCAAGGGCGGCACCAAGGTCGAAGTGTCGATGGACACCAAGGTTGTGACCGTCGATCAGTTCGGCGATGCCGTGATCGATGAGTTCATCAAGGGCCGTTCGGTCAAGGTCATGGTTCCGATGGCTGAATCGGATGTCGAAAAGCTCGTGCGGGTGATCCCCGGCGCCACGCTGACCGGCACCACGGAAAAGAAGCTCTCCATTCCTTCGGGCGCCGGTCTGTCGATGCGCACGCTCGCCAAGGTGCTGAAGCTTCACCCGACCGGTCTGGATGCCGGCGATGAGCAGTTCGATTTCACCGTGCCGCTGGCCGCCGCGAAGGGCGCCTTTTCGTTCAGCTTCCAGCCGGATGAAGAGCGCATCTACGAAGTCGAGTTCACCGGCTTCGTGAACCTGGACACCGGCCTGCTGTTCTACTTCGGCCCTGCCGTCGCGGTGTGATCACCGACGCTGAATGAAATGGAAGAGGGATGGGGAGACCCATCCCTCTAATCAAATAGGACTGCTACAACCATGACCAAGATTCTGAACCTGGATGAGCTGGGCGAAACCGTCGCCAAGAGCATCGTCTACAAGGGCAAGACACACGATTTCGCGCCGATGTCAGTCGAAGACTTCATCCAGATGGTGCGCTCCGCTGAAGAGAAGGAGAAGGAAGCCTCGTCCGAAGAGGACATGGCGACCAAGTTCGGTTTCATTCGCGAGAGCGTCGGCAAGGCTTTCCCCACCCTGAATGCAGACTTGGGCGACATGCCGATCACGCACCTGATGGCCATCTTCGATTTTCTCCAACGCACCGCTGACGGCGATCTCGACAAGGCCGTGAAGGAATATCAGGCCGACGAGGGAAAAGACCAGGAGCCGGAGACGCCGACGAAGTAACGCATATCGATCTCGGCTTCTTCATCGCTCGCGTCATGGCTCACTATTCGATGTCATGGGGCGACGCGCTGAAGTTGCCACTGAAAGTCTTCTGGATGCTGAACAAGCAGGTCGGAAGATTGAGGGCAGAGGCCGATCTCAGAATGCTGAAGCTTCTTCAGGTCGCCCAGGCTCCAGACGTAGCGAAGACTGTCCATGGGGAGTTGGTTCGCGAAGTTGGTCAGACCGTAAAGGAGACCTCGAACAAGGCAGCTAAAGTGGATGTCGAGGGTTTCACGGAGTTGATGAAGTTCGATCAAGTAAACCGCGTCGGCTCGACAAACAAGTAGGTAGGATTTTACGATGCGGCGACTAAGTGCTGTCCTCGATTTGGATACCGGTCGCTTCACCGCTGGCTTGCTGCGCGCTGGCGGCCAGCTGGACTCTTTCTCGTCGCGCCTTCGCGGCTTCGATGGCTCGCTGAACTCCAGCGCCGCCAGAATGAAGCGCTTCGAAAACTCTGTGAACGGTCCAGTCGCCAAGCTGCGCGACTGGATCGTCATCATTGGTCAGGCACGCTCGGCGCTGCTGACGCTCCAGGATGTCGCCGGCCTTCTGGGTGTGGGCTTCATCAAGCAGGCAGGTGAAGTCCAGCGCCTCACCATTCTGATGGAAGGCTTGTCGCGAGCGACAACCCAGGCGGGCAAGTCGGCTGAAGCACAGTCGAACCTCAAGGCACTCTTTGCACTGTCGAAAGAGACGGGCGTCCAGGTCAAGACTCTGGCTGACGCCTTCGTGAAGCTGAAGAGTGCTGGCCTCGATCCTCTTGATGGCAGCCTGAAGGGGCTGACCAACGCTGTTGCTCAGTTTGGCGGCACCTCAGAAACGATGCACCGCGCCTCGATCGCCATTCAGCAGATGGCCGGTAAGGGCGTGATCTCGATGGAAGAACTGCGGCAGCAGCTGGGCGAAGCTGTGCCGACCGCGATGCAGGATCTCGCCAACGCGACCGGCGTCTCCATGGCCGTTCTGGCAAAGAAGGTTTCAACAGGCACCGTCCAGGCCGGCAACGCTTTGCGTCTGCTGTTCCTGGAGTTCGAGCGTCGCTATGCCGGCGCCGGCGCAAAGATCGGAGACACACTGTTTGGGCAGATCGAAAAGCTGAAGACAACCGTCACGGAGCTGGCGGTCGAGTTTGTCGGCCTCGGTAAGACAGAGGGGCTTTTCGCCAACGTCACCGCCAAAGTCAAAGACCTGAACACGCTTCTGTCGAGCATGGAGGGTCGTGACTTCGTGGCAAGCCTGGGCTCTGGTATGTCCTCGCTTGTGAGCGGCTTTGCGTTCCTGATCACCACCATCATTGAGTTTCGCGAGCAGGCGCTGTTCGCATTGAAGGTGATCGCCGTCTCGATGACGATCAATCTGGCGAAGTCGGCTGTCGCCGCTCTGGTTGGTGGCTTCGGTCGAACCACACTCGCTGTCGGGCAAATGCTGGCCGCGTTCAACGCCGCCCCGGTAGCGGCGCGCAAGATGTCGGAGATCGCTTTCGCCACCGACCGCACGCGCGCTGAGACAATCGCCCTCCAGAGGGAGATTGTGCGACAGGGCCAGGCGTCCGTCGCCACCGCCAATCTGACCAAGATGGCGATGCGAGTGGCGCACGAGAACAATCTCGCGAACTATGCTGCCGAACGGGCGGCGCTGCTTGAGAATGGCTTCATTGCTCAGCGCAATGCCACCGCCGCACGAGCGACACTCAATAGCGGCGTTGGTGCCAACGGGAGAGCATTGTCGGCCACCAGGACAGCGACTTTGCTGAGACAGGAAGCAGCTGCTCTCGCCGAGGTCACGCGCGCTGAGGCTGCGCTGACCGCAATGGATGCAAAGGTTATCGCCTCGAAGGAAGCGCTGTCCGTTGCCACCGCGAATGCAACAGCTGCCCAGGCGCGCAAGGTTGGTGCTGACGTGGCTCTGGCAAGATCCACAGGTATTCTGGCCACAGCCTCTGCTGCTGCCGGTGTGGCCATGCGCGGCCTTGGTGTCGCTGTGAACATCGCGCTTGGCCCAATCGGGATGATTGCGGGCGCCATTTATCTGGCAGCCGACGCCATGGGCGTCTTTGAGTCAAAGGCCGACCGCGCAACGGCTGCCGCTGACAGGCTTCGTCGCGGCATCAGAACAGCGGAAGATGCGAAGGCCATCGCCGATCGCAAGGACGAGCTGCGCGAAACAAACAAGGGTCTGAAGGAAAAGCTGGACCGAGGCTTCACGATCCTCGGTAACGGAGCTCCAGGCTACTCGATTTCCGCTGCGGAGCGCTCCAAGAT